TGATTTTCAAAATGTCTGTCTTGATTACGATGCCCGAAACCCTCTTCTAACTTATCTTCCCACTCTTTTCTATTTGGGAATTTTTCAAAATAAGATGGGTTAAATATGCCGCCCTCTGCATATTTTCCAAAAGTATACCAATCATGCCACTCTCTATTTTTTTCAAAAAAATCTATAATCTTGTCTGGGTCTGGTATTGCTTTTTTAAAAACCCAAATAGTGTTATGTATTTTTTTAATATCAAACTTTTGCATATAGCATTCCTTTTAGTCTAATACCTGTTATGAATATAATGATCTTTTTCTTTTATAAAGCCAACCAAAACATATCTAATAGGCCCCTCTCCAACAAACTCTACTCCATGCTCATATTTTTCATTGCCTGGAAAAATTAAAAGAGTTTTTGGCTTTGGCCTTAGTTTTAGATTAATATTTTCAAAAAACAGTTCTCCATCTTTATAGTCATCATTGATATAAATTATAGTTGCATACTTTATAGATGGGTCTGTATGCTGGTCTGTATGAGACTTTAGCTCTACGCCTGGTTGCATTCTTTGAATTGTTGCAAAACCACTAAGCATTAATGAGTCATCAGCCTCAGATACCATTGATGCCATTCTTTCATAAAAAACTCTATACTCTGGATATTGAGATACATTTAGATTTTTGTCTACCCAGTTTTGAGTAATTTCAAACTTACCTTCGGCAACAAGATTATCTACATCATCTCTACCAAATTTTTCCATACAAAAATTTTTTAGATTAGACATATATTCTATTTCCCAGTCAGCCTGAGAGGCTTGGTTTATTTTTTCAAGGAGAAATTCTAATTCATCGTCTGTTAGAAAATTTTCTATGGATGTTAGCTCGTCTGTTACTTCTTCAAAAACAAATCCTCTGTCTTTTAATATTTTTCTCAGTTTATCTATCACTATCAGGCTCTCCTATTTTATACTTATTTCCAGCTAGGTCAAGCTTGTATCCTTCTTTTAGTAGATTTTGCCATTCTTGTCGCTCTACTTCTTGTTTTTCCCTAATTTTTTGCATCTCTTCTGCCCAAGCATCTCTGACTTCTTGTGGATAAGCATCTTCTTCCCTATCATCCCAGAATGAACCTATTGTATATCTAACACCAGACTCAATTAACGTTACTTCATGCATATTTTCAAAACCGCCATCAAATGCAGCAAGCATCCCAGTCTTTGGTGCTATCTCAATATCTTGTTTGGGAAACCTTAAAAGTCCCCCAGTAAAATCATCATTTAGATAAAGAAATGCAGCATATCTACTTCTTGTAAATGGCCCACTATTTCCATGCTCATCTGTATTGTCTGAATGTATTCTTGCATATGCTCCTGGCTCCCACTTTTGTGTATGATATCCTATTTGAACAACCATTTTAGGATCTATGTCGTGAACAGATGCAACAGCATTAATAAAACCTTCTTTAATTTTTGAAAAAATATTTTCTGGTAACTTTTCTTCTATAATTTCTTTGTCACCGTCTTGTGGTAAAACAGAAGAATATGACTCATAGAAAGAAATTGGCATCCAAGCCATTGATCCATTTTTTGCAGACTTATCCAAAACTGCTATAATCTTGGAGCACTCCTCTGATGTCAAAAAATTTTCATAAATTACAAGGTCTTTGTTTAACCTAATTTTATTTTCTAAATTTACCATAGACTTTCCTATCAATAGTTAGTGGATCCAGTGCTGAGGAATCATATACTTATACCCACTTTTAACTAAATGGGCCGTGTGATGATATGGTGGTGATGGCGGGAATATAATAATGCTACCAGCTTTCGGTTTTATAGCAAAAGTATAACTAGATGGATCTGCTAAAGAAAAATCTGAATCTGGAGTACCGCCAGTTATTGCACCATTTGGATCTCTAATAGTAAAAGAAAGTTCTCCACCTTCGTAATCGTCATTAAGATACATGACTAGAGAATATTTTAATCTTTCATCGCCTTCTTGCTGATCAAAGTGTGCCCCCATTGATGTGCCTGCCATATACTTTTTAACTGGCATAGCTGGAAATAGCTTTGGATCATCAAAATTCCCATGGGCTTCTGCATAATCTCTTGCTGCTGCCTGAAATGCATCATTAATAATGTTATAGATTTTATCATTTACTGCAGCACCGTCAAACATAGTTCCAGATGAAGGAATAATCGTCTTGTCTGTTCCATAAACATAATGCTCACCGCTACAAGCAGCCCACTCTCCCCAGTCAGATATCTCTTCTAGCTCTTTTACTAGGCCTGCTGGATCTTCTATTACATTTGTATAGTAAAATACCCTGTCATGCAAAATTTCTTTATTCATTTGATTCCTCCGTTTAAATTATACCATAATTCATTATTTATCATTATGAGATAAAATAGTCCAAAAAAATGGAACAGTATATCTAATTCCAGAAATAATGGGAGTTACTCCATGGATATAATTCATATCTCCTGGGAAAAAGTATGCAGCACCCTTTTTTGGTTTAAACTGAATTTCTTGGTTAGGAAAATACAACTCTCCGCCCTCATAGTCGTCATTTATATAAAATAATCCAGCTATGTCATAATATGGAAAATCGTTTGGTTTCCCAGCATCTGGTCCAGTGTGAAGCTCTTTGTCTGCATGTGGCATTTGTAGCTGTCCTGGCAACCATCTTACCATTGCTGGACTTGTTGGAAGGGCATCTACACCAAAAAATTTATCTACTTCAATTTTTAATCTTGCAACCATTCCTTCAATAATTTCTGGAACTTTTGGATCTGTTTTTTGAATAGTTGGATATGTTGCTACACGATTATCCCAATATCCAGAGTCATAAATTATAGTGCCATTTTCATTATAATGAGTTTCTGTAACATCCCACTCAGTATTATTCCTAATAAAATTATTTAAATATACCAACTCTTCATTTGTCATAAAGTTTTCTAAAGTAACAATATTATCTGGGGATGATCCAAAAAATCCAGATGGAGTAATAGAAACCCTATCAACAGAATTTTTATTAGCTAAGCTTTCTGACACAATCTCTTTTTCAGTCATATTTTCTCCTTTCCCAAACTTCATTTAAGTATACACCGCCATTTGGAACCCTATATTTTTTTGAATTTTCCATATTTTTCTTCATTAAGGATTGCATAGAATGATCAAGTTCATATTCTGATTCCCAGTCTTCACGTTTAAAGGGTATCATCTGTGCATATGGTGTTCCTGCAGGCAGGGTTCCAGTCCAGCCTTCTTGAATAAAAAATGGAAATGTTCCTGGTAGATTAACCTTATCATTATCTACAATACCGCTAGTAGTTAAAAATGGTAAGTCAAATCTTTGAAATGGTTGAGCATATAAAACACTATATCCAGCTGGTGTTGCTACTGCCCAATCTGGATACCATGCAAAATGTTTTTTGTAATATCCCTTTGGATGCTCAAATTGTGGCATTGGTGTTCTAAACTGAATAAAATCTGCATATCTTGGATCTGATACCTTTGCAGAAATTTCATTATTTTGATCAAGAAAGAACTCAATATCGCATGGCGTTTTATACACATAACCACTTATAAAAATATCGTATATTGCTGGGCAAGCTTTCCAGGTTGGAATCTTTCCCTTATCTGGTCCAATCCAATAATCTCCATTTGGCATTTTTGCATATCTATCTGCTGACTTATACCATTCTGGCAAACTTTTGGACACTGGCTCTGGAGTTGAGTGATCATTTTTAGATAGCCATGGCCTATTTGAAATAAATTTAATTTTTGGCATTATTTATTACCTTCATTACAATTTTTTTAGCTTCGTGATATCCTATTGAATCTCCATTATGATCAACAGCGTCTCTATAAAAGTGGGTCCACTCTCCTTTGGAATTTAGTTTTTGGCTTGCTTCTCCACGCTCACGCATTCTGTTATTCCAATTACTATCTTCATAATCTGGCCTGCCATTACGAATCTCTAGCTCATATGATTGAATATCTGTTAATGACAATGGCAAAATTGCTGCTACTGGAGTTCCTGCTGGAATCGTTATTTCAATATTTGGCTCAGTTATCATCCACGCTATTGGTAAATCACTTGCTAACACAGAGCTGCTAATTACTGTAGACATACACTGAGCACCACGAATAAATTGATTAGGAACTGGCATTGTTAAAAGACTTAAATTTTTACCGTTTTCTTCGACAAAAGTTAGATCTGTATAAAAACTAATTGTTCTATTTCCACGATTTGGATGAGCATATTTAGAGCCAGAAAGAATTTTTACATGATCTGCAGTTGAATCATTAATGCCATCCCAAATAAAAGTAATATCTTCTGGATATGATATGCCCCAACCCAACCTATTTGATAATGATACTGGAAAACATTGATATGCGTGTCTATCAAAAGTTATATCCATCCAATCACGGTGCATTGGTAATTGATCTATTGAAGAATAATTTCCAGAGGTGTAAACAGTAACATTAGGCATTAATAACCCGTCTCTTGATAAAATTCTGGACGATGATACTTATCAGAATAGTCTAGCATTGTTACGATTGAATATTTTGTTCCACTATGAACTGGCATAGCACGATGTGGATACATAAAATTAGATGGGAAAATAAATAGGTCACCAGCTTTTGGCTTAATGTTTAGATTTTGTAACCTAAAATAAAGCTCCCCACCTTCGTAATCATCATTTGGATATGCAACTAGAGATACAACGCAATTATAAGAAAAGCCATTATCGGAGTGTTCTTGAAAATGCTGTCCTGGGCCATACTTAACATAATTCATAGCTTCCCAATATCTGAGTTCTCCAATATTGTGAACCTTGCAATAATGTTTTACAGCCTGTAGCTGTCTAAAGTAGACATCATCCCATAATTCTTGAAGCTTTAAAGAGGCTTCGCTTTTATCATACTGAATATCAGTTTTCTTATATTTAAAATCATAGCAGTCACGATATTCTGGCATTTTCATACCATATCCAACCATGGCCTCTGCGTAGTTATAGTGATTTTTTGGATCATTCAATACAGACTCTAGCCTACTAATAATATTCATTGATTCTGGTAAAACATCTCTAAATAAGAAAATACCACTTCCCAAATCTTCTATTGATGACCAGGTAATTTCTTCTATTTGATAAAAATCATTAATTCTCTTTTGTATGTCTTCTTGTACACCCACAGTATCTCCTAATACGTTAACTTATTCATATCTTCTTGGCGGTAATTAAATTGTCTAAGATTTCCACGATCATTATAGTCAGTCATAATTACTATAGAATACTTTGTTCCAGATATCATGTCATTAGAGGCATGTTCATAAATATAGGTAGATGGAAAGACTACTACATCTCCAGGCTTTGGTTTAATAGTTAAATCAAAACGTGGGAAGTAAATTTCTCCGCCTTCATATTCATCATTTAAATATGCGACAACAGAAACAGTAGTAACATATGCTGGACCATGGTCAGCATGAATTTTAAAGTGTGTTCCAGCACCTTCATATTTAACAAAATTAAAAGCCTCGAAAAACTGAATGCCTACACCCCAGTATCTGCCATAGTCATCAGTCAATGGCTTAATGCTATCAAATGCTTTTTGATGCATATCATAAAATGGTGCGTTGTATTGATTTCTTTGTCCTAAGTTTTTGCTACTTACCTTAAAATCTACGCAATTTCTTGCTGTTTCCAATACATCGTCTGCTTCTGTTACTTTAGCACCCTGCCATCTAAATGGTCCTGAGCCATTTAGATTAGACTCTAAAGTATTTATAATTTCACCACAAAGCTCTAATGGTATTGCCTGATTATATAAGTTAATGCCTAATCCTGGATTAGATACAGTAATTCCATTATACATTGGCCTGTCTGGCATTCTATTATTTGCAGTTTCGGATCTGTCTTTTGTTAGCCAATCATTTAATGTCATAAATCAATTATAACATAGTCTGACTATGGCACCTATTAGAAGGCACAGCAGCCGCCAGGGCAACTGCTAATTGCTGTGGTATATCCAAAGCAGGTGCAGTAGCAGGTAGCAGCGAAACTTGGGAAGAACGGTGGGAAGAATGGTGGGAAGAATGGGAAGAATGGTGGGAAGAATGGGAAGAACGGGAAGAATGGGAAGAATGGTGGGAAGAATGGGAAGAATGGGAAGAATGGCGGGAAAAACGGCGGGAAGAATGGGAAGAATGGTGGGAAAAATGGGCTAAATGTAGTAACGCTAGATGAGTTAGCAGAAAACTGACCGTCTCCATTAGCATTGCTTGCACGAACCTTATATGTTTGAGAGGTTCCACCTTCTTGCGTGACTGTAGCAGATGTAACGTTAGCAGCAACGTTAGCAGACTTATTATCGCTACTTTCCCAACGGTATCCAGTAATTGCCTTACCACCATTATTAGGAGGAGACCAAGAAATAGAGTCCTGGTTTACTACAGTAGAAGAAACTGATGGGGCTGATGGAGCAGCTGGTACAGTTGTAGCAGTTACAGTTGCAGCAGAAGAAGCAGCAGAAGTACCAGCATTATTAGTAGCAGTTACTGTAATAGAGTACTGTACGTTAGAAGCAAGACCTGTTACAGTAATTGGAGAAGATGCTCCAGTTGCTGTTCTAGTTGTTTGACCAGAAGCAGTAGCTGTTACTGTGTAAGAAGTAGCTGCTGGAGAATCGCCAGGCAAGGAAAAAGTAACTGTGGCAGCACCGTCATTAAACGCTCTGCCAGTTCCAACGTCAGTAGCAGATACGCTTGTTGGTGCCTTTGGCTCTAGAAAGTCATTTGATGCCTGTGACCTTCTACCAGGTCTTTTTCCTACTGCCATGTTCTATTTTCTCCTTAATATTAAGATGCAAGGTCTCCAAATGCTACCCAGGTATTTGCAGCTCTCTTAAAGAGAGTTACAGAAGACCACTGAGCACGGAGGTTTAGGCCTGGTGTTGCGTTAACTGTTACGCCAGCAGCACCAGCAATTGATACACCACCAGTATTTGTTCTTAGAACATCTATTGATGTACCAATTGGGAAGTTTGTAGTAGAGTCTGCTGGAATTGTGACTGCAACTGCAGATCCACCAGTGTGAGATACTTCAATAAGTCCGTCTCTAAGAGAAAGACCACCAGTAGATAGGTTATATGCTGCAGCAACCTGCGTTATAGCTGTACGTGATGGAACACCTTCCTTTGTCTGAGTTCCGTCAGAAAACGCAACGCCTGAGCTAGCAGTAACCAATCCAGAGAATGTTGGGGCAGATATAACAGAAATTGTTGCACCAGTTTTGTCAATGTTTGTTCCAGCAACAATTGCTTCTGAAGCATTAAACTGTGCGTAGGTTACTTCAGTTGTTCCAATAGTAATTGTTCCAGTTGTGCTTACAATGAAACCCTTAGAGCCATTAGTTGAACCAGATGTTACGAATGTAAAGTCACCATTTGCCAACTCTCCTGTAGGGCTATTGTCTGCATCTGTTGCACGAGTTACAACCCATGGTGCTCCAGCACTTCCAACAGCAGTTATGGTATAAATACCATTTTCTTTTGCGTCTGTTTGTGCACGAAGAAGAATTCTATTACCAACGGAAACCGATACGCCATCAATTGTTCCAATTGAGCCATTTGCAGATGCTGTAATGGTTGCACCCACACCATTAGTTCCATTGTTATATGTACCAGCAAGGTTACCAGCTGTTGCTGCAACTACTGGCTGGTGGAAATTAATTCCTGCTGCCAGACCATCAACATACTGCTTTGTTGCTGCATGTAAGTCTGATGTAGGTGCTCCAGAAAGGGTTAGTGCACCTGTCAGGGTTCCACCAGAAAGATTTAGTTTTGCGTCTAGAGCAGTCTGAGTAGCTGTAGAAACTGGCTTGTTGGCATCGGATGTATTATCTACGTTACCAAGTCCAACCATTGTTGCAGTAATACCAGAAACAGTTCCTGTAAAGGTTGGAGAAGCTGTTGGAGCCTTAGCATCTAGCTGTGTCTGAATAGCAGATGTGACCCCATTAATATATTGCAGTTCTGTTGCACTAACATCGCCAATACTTGTTGTGCTTGGAAGGGTTACTGTGCCTGTAAATGTTGGACCAGAAAGTGGGGCATATGTAGAAGAAGCTGTAGAAGTTGCAAGCTTTCCGTCTATTTGTGTCTGAATATCTGATGTAACACCATTAAGATATCCAAGTTCTGTTGAACTTACATCGCCAATAGAGGTGGTGTTTGGAAGAACTACTGTTCCAGTAAATGTTGGGTTATCTTTTGGAGCCTTGTTTGTTTCAAGGTTTCCCGTGGTTGTTTCTAGTCCAGAAACATCAGACTGAAGATTGTCAATGTCTGTTTCTGCAGTTCCTAAGTCTGTTGCAATACCCTGTACCTGAGTATCCAAGTTACCTAGGTCTGAAGTAAGTGTTGATATATCTGTAGTGTGACCACTAACAGTAGAACTTAATGTGGTAACAGTTCCATCAATAGTTGAAACATCAGTAGTTAGACCAGATACGGCTGAATTTATAGCCGAAACGGTTGTTGCAAATTCAGGATTATCTCCGATGGCTGCAGCTAACTCATTTAGTGTGTTTAGTGTTTCTGGAGCACCGTCAATGATATTTCCTAGCTGAGTAAGAGGAACTTTTCCAGTAGAGTCAAGTGTGGCAACACCATTGTTAGCACCCTTTTGGGTTAGAGGAATATAGTCATCAAGGCTTCCACCTAGGTCAAGGTCATTTGAGTCTAGGAAGTAGTATAGCTCAGTCCATGAGCTGGTACCATCACCCATCTTAAACTTACCAGTGTCAGTTTCAAAACCTATTTCACCAGCACCCAAAACTGGGTCTGCTGCTGTCCATTGTGCCGCAGTTCCTCTGCGTTGCTGCATTCTAGTTGCCATTTATACTTTTCTCCTAATGGGTTCTGCCCATACTCCTTTATTATACCGCTGTTTTAATTAAAATTATCCACAGGGCTTCCACCATCAAGTGTTAGTGTCCAAACAGTTGTGTCTGGTCCACCACCATCTACTGGTGCTCCCTGTGGATCATTAAAGCTTCCACCACTTGTAAAAGTAGTTACGATTAAACCATTTCCATCAATTGATGTATCGTGAATGTGTTGTGGAATATTCAGAGTGTCATCAATTACTGCTATGGTTAACCAGGTACCGCCATAGTATACGTTAACTCTTTCTGTTAGTGTATCAAACCACATGTCTCCATTGTCTGGAGAAACAGGAGGGGTAGATCCAACTGGCATACCGCCAACTAGAGCATCGACATAAGACTTTGTTACGGCGTGGTCTGCTAGTGTTGGTGCACCAATCGTTACTGCACCACCAAAAGTACCACCGCTTGCAACCTGCAAGCCATTTTTGACTTTAAAGTCCTTGTCTGTTGTAGCCAAGATCTACCACTCTCCTGTTATCTATATTTTATTTTTACTTCAGTAGTGTTCCAACTACAGCAACTGTTGAGTTGTTGTTTACAGTTGTAACACGTAGTCTTACATCATTTCCGTTTACATCTGCAGAAATTGATCCAAGGTCTCCATTGGTTCCGACAATTGCATATTCTGTAATAGCAATGTTATCAGAGGTGTCCATTGTTAATAGTACCTTTGCAATTTCTGTGTGAGATCCACTAGCAAATTTTACTAGGAATTCAGCTGATCTGTAGTCTGCCTTAGCCCATGAAACTGCAGTGCTTGTGCTTGCAGTTGGGACAGAAGCTTCTGCAGCTACCTGCTTTGCAACAGAATCAATCTCCACTGCTGGGAAGTTTGGTGTAACTCCCTCTAGAGCATCAATTGCCCTCTGATCAGTAAAGTAAAGGTTGCTTGTGCCTTCAGCTAGATCGTCAGTGTCTGAATCTGCAACACCATTCTCTGCTGTAACAGACAATGTGCGGTTTACTTCATCATAAACGATTGCAATATTTGTCTGTGATGCATTTTCTAGCAAGTATCCTGCTGCATCCTTGGCACGGTTGTCAGTGAAGTACTTGTTTGTAGTACCCTCTTCGACATCATCAGTATCAAGAGTAATGCTTGAGCCAAGCTCAACCTCATTGCCATTTACTGTAACAGAATCATTTACAAGAGATGCATTTGCAATGTTTGAAAGTGTATTGCTAGATCCATCAATTGTCTTGTTTGTTAGTGTCTGGCTGTCGGAGGTTCCTACAATGTTTCCAGTTACACCGTGAATACCAGTTGTAGCATTCTGGTGTGTAGTTAGGTCTCCAGCAACATCAGAGACTTCATCATCAACATACTTTTTGGTAGCTGCATCCTGGTTTGATGCTGGGTCTACAAGGTTTGTAATCTTGTATGTGTTTGCTGCATCAAGGTTTGCACCAAGTACCGTTCCAGAGCCAAGAGTTTTATTTGTTAGAGTCTGAACGTCAGAGGTTCCAACAATGTTTCCAGTTACTCCGTGAACCAAAGTTGTAGCATTTTCATGTAGCTCAATTTCTGTAGCAACATGTGTCTTTGTAGCAACAACATCTTCATCAATTTCAAACGTATTGCCGTTAAGGTCTAGGCCGTTGCCAGCGAGGTATGTTCCAGCACCAGAGAACTGAGTAAATACAATTGCGTCTGTTCCAATTATAGCTACGCCAGTAGATGTCTGTACCCAACCAGTGTTGTCGTTAGCGTTACCTCCAGTTACGAAGATAAAGTCACCACCGTCTACTTCAGATGGAGCATCAAAGTCTGCTGCACGAAGAGCAGATCCAGATGGCTGAACTTCATAAATACCATTTTCTGCAGCATTGGTCTGGTTCTTTACAAGAACACGGTTTCCAGATGCAAGATTAACGCCGTCAATAGTGTCTCCAACCATAAGGTCATTAGCTATGCTAATGTTTGTTGTGGTGGCAGCAACTGCTGATGCGTGAATGTGAAGACCCTCAGCATATGAGTCAACATATGCCTTGGTAGCTGCATCAGATGAGCTTGATGGGTCGCTAAGGTTTGTAATTCGGTGTGTTCCAGCATCTAGATTAGATCCAAGAGTCTTGTTTGACAGAGTCTGTGTATCTGTTGTACCAACAATATCACCGTCTACTCCGTGAACTCCAGAAGATACGTTGTGAGCATCAATTGCGTCAGATAGATTTTGGTCAGTTGCAATTACTGAACTATCAACCTCAATCTGTCCAGAGCCATCAAACTGTAGACCGTATCCAAGATCTGCAGAGAATTCACCAGTTGTGGAGTTATAGTCTAGACCATCTCCAGCAGATAGAGCATCGTGAACTCGTCCCTCTGTAAAGTACTTGTTTGTAGCACCCTCAGAAATGTCATCAGTGTCAATAGATGCATTGATGTAGTCATCAACTCTCTGATTTGTGTAATAAAGGTTTGTTGTGCCTTCATCAAGGTCATCTGTTGTAGATTCATCTACACCATTTTCTGCTGTAATTGTAAGACCAGATCCAGTACCAGTAATAGTAATGTTTGTTAGTGTTGCACCCGTAAGCAACTCAGCTGCTGATGTCTTAGCACGGGCATCAGTAAAGTACTTGTTTGTTGTTCCTTCGTCTAGGTCATCTGTATCGTGGTTTGAAATATCAGATACTGTACCAGTTACGTTACCAGTAAGATTTGCTGTAATTGTTCCAGCAGCAAAATTACCAGAGCCATCCCGCTTTACGAGTGTGTCTGGTGTGTTAAGTGCTGTTCCTGTTCCACCAACCAAATTTGTAATATATGTTTGGTCTGCAGAGCTTTTTGTTAAAATATCAAAATTGTTGATGGTACCAGTAGTTCCTTCAACAATCAGACCATTTTTTACCTTAAAGTCTTTTACGACTGTTGCCATTTTTTATATCTCCTTTTAGTTATGCCTTAAGTCCAATACGTGCGTAACGTACTGTGACTGGCTTAATAGCTGGATCTGGGGTAACAGTAATTGCTACTGTATTGCCAGCCCTAGAGACACTAATGGTTCCCATATTCCCATCGTTGTCTATTGTGCCATATTCGCTAACGGAAACGTCTTCTCCGTCAACCAATAGGGTCAATTCTGTGGCATAGAACTTATTATCTCCTGCTGATGTCTTTGCAATAGAAATAATATATTTGACCATTCTCCATACCGTTGCATCAAAGCTGTCAATAACGGTTGGGTTTTCAATACCTGTGATTGTGTTCTCATTGTTACCAGATGTTCCCAGGTCTGTAGCCTGGCCAGCAACGGTATCAATTAAATCAACATAGTCTTCTTGAGATGGACGATCTCCAGTCTCGAAACGTGTTTTTACATAGGAAATAGAGGTTCTTGCCATGCTCTAATTATACAAGCGTTTATTAAAACAATTAGAGAATATAGTTGCTGTAACCTATAATCTGAAGTCCAATACCTGGAATATTATTTTGATTATATCCAGGAACCATAATGTTTGTTAAACGAATT